AGAGGTCTCCTGTGCAGGGTTTCGCAGGGGTGCCGGTCACCGAAAACGCCTCTCCAGCGCGCAGCCTGGGCCGCTCTCGGCCATCCCGCAGGGGTGCGGAAAATGCCATAGGTTTAGCCCGCAGGCGGGGTGGGGGGACGACTGCGGCGCGCCAGGCATGGGCGTGCTAGTCTCACTGCCGACAGAGGACAGGGCAGCAGGGATGGAGACACTGGAGACTGTGATTGGGCGGGAGGAGGCCAAGGCGAAAGGCATGGCCACGTATTTCAGTGGCAAGCCATGCCTGCACGGGAACAAAGCTGAGCGGCTGGTAAGTAACCGACACTGCACATGCTTGGCCTGCAAAGAAGCTACGGCCGAGCGGACGAAACGTAGACGTCAGAGAGATCCGGCCGCCTACCGCGAGAAGCAGCAGGCGCACCAGAAAAAGCATCGGACCGAGAGCAGAGAGAAAGTACTGTCGGCAAAGCGGCGATATCGCGTTAAAAATCGCGAGAAGATTCTTGCGGCAAAGCGTCTGTATCGTGAGGAAAGAAGAGATACGTTGGAAGCATATCGGCAGCTCAATCGGGCTGAGCTGGCTGATAAAGCGCGTGAATACAGATCACGCAATCCAGATGTGTCACGCCGATATCGGCAGAGCAATAGGCATATCCGCCGCGCATGGTCTGCTGAGCGGCGCGCTGTCGAAAGGCAAAGAAGGCCTTCTTGGTTCGGAGAGTTTGATCACTTCGTAATGGTTGAAGCTGCTCAGCTCGCCGCCGACCGAGGCGCCGCCACGGGATTAGCATGGCATGTTGACCACGCGATTCCTCTCGCAGCAAAAAGAGCGTCGGGACTGCACTGCGGGCACAACCTGCAGGTCATCCCGATGTTCTTGAACGTCTCTAAGCTGAACAGGATGGTGCTAACAGAGCCTGACGAGTGGCTCAGCTTCCTGAGCTGATCAGGGCGGTGGTCAGCTTTTCGGCGGCAGCTCGAAGGGCCGGAAGCGGATCACCTCCTCACCTAGCCACTCATTCACCTGAGCCAGTCGCGCCTGGATCGGCTCCAGCTCGTTGACGGCCCACACTTCCGCCGCCTCGCGCAGTGAGCCGAACCCGCCTGCGTTGGTTGGCACGATGCCCATCAGCTGCGGCGGAATTCGCAGCGCGGCGAGCAGATCGTCGCGGCTGATGTTCTTGATCGACCCGAATTCATCCTTCGCCGCCACCTCGCTCACCGGGATCAGCTGCAGCCCATCCTTCTTGCCGTTCGGCGCGTAGACGAACAGGTTGCGGAAGTTGCCCGGCCCCTTGGCCGACTTGAGCGCCTGGCGCAGCGCGTCGACGTCCGCCTCATTCTGGCTCGCATCGGTCATGTACATGATGAACCCGGCATGTGACCCGTTCTGGTAATACTTCCGCCGGAACAGCGTGGCCGACTCGTTCAGCAGCGCCGACTGCAGTGCCGAAAGCCACTCCGGCAGCCCGTACACCTCCTGGTTGATATCCGCCTCGCGCAGGTGGCAGATGCTGCCGCGCTCGAACTCATGCTCATCCTTCCACCCGCGCACCTGGTAGTAGGTTTCCAGGTCCGCACCGCGGCGCATGTACTTAGCCAGCGTCGGCTGCAGCGTCAGCGGCTGGCCGAGCCTGTTACGTCGCCGCTCCAGGTAGGCATTGCCGCACCAGAGCCAGTCCAGCGCGAACTGGCCGAACGCCTGCCGGCTCAGCAGGCGATGCGGAATGAAGGTGCGCTCGAGCATGTTGCGCTTGAAATTGAGCCCGCTCTGCAGGAACACACTCGCCCGGGTCGACTTCGCCAGCCCATCCAGCGACAGCGGCGGCTCGTACCAGCGCCCGTTGAGCCAGCATTCCAGGTAGTCGAGCAGCTCGCGCCCATCGAGCACCGGCAGCGGATCGCCGAAGGTGAAGGCCTCCACGCCAGCGGCGGGGGCGGTGGTCAGTTCGCTCATCAGCAGATCTCCATGAATCCAGTGTTCGCCGAGGTCTGCCCCTCGAGCGGTTCGTTGTGCAGGGCGTGGAACAGCGCCCACGCGAGGTCGGCGTGCCCGGTCTCGTCGTTGCGCCCGGCGGTGTAGGTCATCTGGCGGCCCGAGGCCGTGATCGTCTTGCGAATCGCCATCAGCGAGCTGGCTACGTCCGTCCAGCCGGCGTCGAACTCCAGCCGGCCGTTGCGGATCACGTCATAGGCCTTGAGCACCAGGCGCGTCTTCACCTCCGGCGAGTAGCTGAAAGTGGTCACGTTGGGGAAGAACTGGCGGACCAGCTGCGCCACGCCCGAGCCCAGCCCGGTCACGTCCACGCCGATATAGGTCACCCAGTAGCGGTTGCAGGCCTGGCGGATCGCCTCGGCCTGGGCGGCGAAGTCCATTCCGCGGAACTGGTGGCGCTCCAGGATGCGGAACTTGCCGCCCGGCACCGCCGGCGGGGCGACCACCACCATGCCCGCGCTGTCGCCGGTCTCGGCCGGGTCGTAGCCGATCCACACCGGCCGGTCGCCCAGCGGGCGCGCCGCGAACGGCTTATAGTCCTCGCCCCATTCCACCCAACTGTCCACCATGCACGGCTGCAGCATCGTCAGCGGGAAGATGCTCGCTCCGTCGTCGACGAACTCGCACATCAGGAGGTTGGCGAACTGCTCGGCGTTGTACTCGAAGCGCAGTTCCTCCAGGTCGAACAGATCGCAGCCGCGGCGCTCGGCATCGAGGATGGTCACGATCTGCCGCCAGATCTTGTCCTCCCGGCACAGCTTGCCCGGGGCCAGCGTGTCGTGGCGCAGGTCGATCTTCACGTGCTGCGCCGCCGGCTTGCCCTTGTTCAGCCGCTCGCCTGTCCACCACTTGTACGCCGGGTGCCCCATGCTCGACGGCGTCGAGAAGTACGTCTTGCGCCACTTCTTGTGCAGCGCCATGCCCGACGCCACCTTGTTCAGCTCGTCGAAGCCGTGCACCCAGAAGAATTCGTCGAAGTAGAAATTGCCCGACCGCCCCTGGGCGGTGCGGTAGTTCGTGCCGAGGAAGTGAAGCTCGGCGCCGTTGGCCAGCACGATCGGGTCGCCCGTCAGCTGTCGGCCCAGCGCCTCCTGGACGAACGCCTGCATGTAATTCTTGAACTGGTGCGCCTGCGCCTTGCTCGCTGATAGGAAAATCTGATTGCGCCCCGTCAGCAGCGCATCGATCAGCGCCTCGCGGGCGAAGTAGAAGGTCGCGCCGATCTGGCGTGACTTCAGGATCATCCGCGTGCGCATGTTGATCGCCCGGTACCAGTCCAGCTGGTACTCGAAGCAACTGTCGCGGAAGGCCTCCTCCAGCAGCTCGATCTCGCCCTCATCGAACTCGTTGCGCTTGGGCGGCTTCTTCGGCCCGGCGTTGCGCGCCTCCAGGTTCGGATTGAGCTCCGCCTGGGTACCGCCGGCCTGGAAGCGCTGGATTCGCACCTGCCGCTCCAGCTGGCGGTGCAGCAGGTCGATCTCCTTGAAGTCGCCGCCGGTCTTGCCGTCCTTGAGGATCAGCTGCACGAGCCGAGCCTCCAGCGCGCCACCGATCCGCTCGACATTGTCCGCGCGGTCCCACTCGTCCCGGGTTTTCCAGCTGTGGACGGTCTTTTCCTTCTCATCCAGAAAGTCGGCGATATCCGTCACCCGCCAGCCCATCCAGTACAGATGGCGAGCGGTGCGGCGTGGATCCTGGACGGGAATTTCAACGGTCGGTGCATTCATGGCGCCGATGCTGCCGCTCGCGCGCGCGAGTCGTTACTCCGGCGCCCTGTACGTCCGGCCAGTACAGGGCGCGCGAATTGCCCGCGCCGCACGGGCTGCCGACCATGCCCTCACTACCTGCCCAGCAGCCACCAGTTGAGGACAGCCCGCATGGCCGGCAACAGCAAAAAGTACCGCTCCAAGATGTTCCGCATCGGCGTCGAAGGCGCGACCACTGACGGTCGCACCATCGAACGCAGCTGGCTTGAAGAAATGGCCGCCAGCTACAACCGCGACACCTACGGCGCGCGCATCAACGTCGAGCACATCAAGGGCCTGTCCCCCGACTCGCAGTTCGGCGCCTACGGCGATGTCCTCGCCCTGAAAACCGAAGAGGTCGAGATCAACGGCGAGAAGAAGCTCGCCCTGCTCGCGCAGATCCAGCCCAACGACGCGCTGCTGGCCCTGAACAAGAAGGGGCAGAAGATCTACACCTCCATGGAAATCCAGCCCAAGTTCGCCAACACCGGCAAGGCCTACCTGGTCGGCCTGGCGGTCACCGACAGCCCGGCGAGCCTGGGCACCGAGGCGCTGGAATTCAGCGCCAAGCACGGCACCCTGACCAGCCGCAAGCAGGACAAGGACAACCTGTTCACCGCCGCCGAGCCGGCCGAGCTGGAGTTCGAAGAAGTCACCGATCAACCGGACGACAAGACCGCCAGCCTGTTCTCCCGCGTGGCCGCCGCCCTTGGAAAATTCAAGGAGAAGGAAGGTAAGGACTCGGCTCTGTTCGCTGAACTGGGCCAGTCCGTTGAAGCCATCGCCGACCACGTGGCCGAGCAGGGCAAGGCGTTTGCCGCTGAGTCCAAGGCCCGCGCGGATCTGCAGACCGCCCACGATCAGCTCGCCACCCAGTTCGCCGACCTGCTCAAGCGTCTCGGCAACACCCACGACCACAACCAACAGCAGCGCCCGGCGGTAGCGGGCGGCAACGGCCAGATCAAGACCCAGTTCTGAGCCCGCTCACACCCATCGCCCCGGAGAAACAACATGCGTAACGAAACCCGCCTCGTATTCACCGCCCTGGCTGCGCAGATCGCTCTGCTCAACGGCGTGGCCAGCGCCACCGAGAAATTCAGCGTCACCCCATCGGTCCAGCAGACGCTGGAAACCGCCATGCAGGAATCCACCGACTTCCTCGGCCGGATCAACCTGATCGGCGTCATGGAGCAAAGCGGCGAGGCGCTGCTGCTGGGCGTGAATGGCCCCATCGCCGGGCGTACCGATACCGCCGGCGGCAACCGCCGCACCCCGGCGCAGCGTCAGGCGCTGACCAAGGACAGCTACAACTGCGTCCAGACCAACTACGACAGCGCGTTCCCGTACTCGCTGCTGGATGCCTGGGCCAAATTCCCCGACTTTCAGGTGCGCCTGACCAACGCCATCATCCAACGCCAGGCGCTGGACCGGATCATGGTCGGCTTCAACGGCGTCAGCGCCGCGGCCGCTACCGACCGCACCGCCAACCCGATGCTGCAGGACGTCAACATCGGCTGGCTGCAGAAGATCCGCACCAAAGCGCAGGACCGCGTAATCGACGAAGGCGTCGAGGGTTCGGGCAAGGTCACCGTTGGCGCCACCAAGGTCATCAAGGTGGCCGGCGTGGACACCGAGATCAGCGGCGACTACCAGACCCTCGACGGCCTGGTATTCGATGCAATCCAGACACTCGATCCGTGGCACCGCTCCCGTCCGGACCTGGTCGTGCTCGTCAGCCGTGACCTGATGCACGAGAAACTGCTCAAGGCCGTGGAGAAGGGCGCCGCTTCCAACCAGGAAGAGAACGCCGCTCAGGAAGTTGTTAGCCGCGCGCGCCTCGGCGGTCTGCCGGTGGTCGATGCGCCGTTCTTCCCCGAGGGCACCGTGCTGGTCACCTTCCTCAAAAACCTGTCCATCTACTGGCAGGAAGGTGCTCGCCGCCGTCACCTGAAGGATGAGCCCGAGTACGACCGCATCGCCGATTACCAGTCCAGCAACGATGCCTACATCGTCGAAGACTTCGGCGCCATTGCCCTGGTCGAGAACATCGAGGCCATGACCTACCCGGCACCGACTGAGGCATAACCCATGGCTCTGACCCTCGCCCAGCGTACCCAGCTGCGTAAGCGTGCCGCCCTGGAGGCGGCCGCCACCGCGCCGGCGCAAACCATGGCCGGCGCCACCACCTACGAACTGCAACTCGCCCAGCTGCATCAGGACCGCCTGCGCCTGAGCCAGATCCAGTCCACCGAGGGCAAGGTCGCGCTCAAGGCGCAGCTGCTGCCGGCCTATGCCCCCTACGTGGACGGCGTGCTGGCAGCCGGGCGCGGCGCCCAGGACGACGTGCTCACCACCGTCATGCTCTGGCGCCTGGACGCCGCCGACTACTTCGGCGCCTTGGCCATTGGGCGTTACGTGCTCGAGCACAACATGACCATGCCGGACCGCTTCCAGCGCAGCACCGGCTGCCTGCTCGCCGAGGAGGTGGCCGAGGCCGCCCTCAAGTCGCAAAAGGCCGGCGGGCGCTTCGACACCCAAGTGCTGATCGAGGCCGAGCAGCTCACCCGCGAGCAGGACATGCCCGACGAGGCCCGCGCCAAGCTGCACCTGGCCATCGGTCGCGCCCTGGTCGCCGACCTGCCCGAGGACAACCTGACCGGCACCGATGCCGGCCAGCTCGAAACCGCGCGCACCAACATCGCCCGCGCCATCGAGCTGCACGGCAGCTGCGGCGGCAAAAAGGATCTGGAGCGCGTGCAGCGCCTCCTGAAGAAACACGCGGACAGCAAGCCAGCCGAAACCGGCAACGGCGAGCCCCCAGCGAAAGACCAGCAACCGTCCGAGCAGGATGAAAGCCAGTCGAGCGAAGAGGGCACCGAGGCCGGAACCGACACCGGCGCGCCATCCGCTAACTGAGCGTCACCACGCACCCCGGCGGCTCGGGGCCGATCAGCAGGTTTCTCCTTGGCCCAGCTGTGAAGCCCCGACCACCGCCGACCTATTCGAGCCGCGACCATGAGCGCCTTCATCGCCACCAACGCCACCGCAACCGCCGACCCGTTCCCCATCATCAACGACGGCTGGTTCCCCGACCTGGACGGCGCCCACCTGCGCGCCGCCCTGCGCCTGGACGGCAGCGTGACCGATGCCCGCCTCGAGGTCGCCACCGTCAACGCCCTGATCGAAGTCAACCGCGAGCTGAGCCTCTACCGCCGCGCCCGCGAGGAAGAGGGCCACGCCAGCCTCGCCGCCGTGCCCGCTTCGCAGCTCCAGGGCGAGAGCTACCTCGTGCACCTCTACCGCCGCGCCATCGCCTGCACCGCCGGCGCCGAGCTGGCCGAGCGCATGCGCGACTACAGCGCCACCGGCGACGGTGCCGAGCGCGCCGAAGCGCTGACCCCGACCGCCGACGAATACCGCCGCGATGCTCGCTGGGCCATCCGCAACATCCTCGGCATCGCCCACACCACCGTGGAGCTCATCTGATGAACCGATTCGAACGCATCGACTGGAACGAAATCAGCCGGCGCGGGCTGCTGGAACGGATCAACCGGGAAATCATGCACCCGCTCGGTCTGGCCATCTGCCGCGAGGTCGAGACAGGCGTTTCGCCGGGCGCGCTGGTTTCTGACGATGGCCCGTTCGTCTATCCGGATGCAGCCGCAACCGAGGCGAACGACTAATGGCCAGCCTGCGCGCCCAGCAGGGCGACACCGTGGACGCCATCTGCTGGCGGCACTACGGGCGCACCGCAGGCGTGGTCGAGCAGGTGCTCGACGCCAACCCCGGCCTGGCCGACCTCGGCCCGGTCATCCCCCACGGCACGCAGGTTTTGCTGCCGGAACAGGCCGTGCGCGCCGAACAACGCCAAATGGTGAACCTATGGGACTGATCTACCTCGCCCTCTACAAGGGCCGCGGCACGCTGTTCAACCGCCTGGTCCGCCTCTGGACTCGTTCCAAGTACAGCCACTGCGAGCTGGTCCTGCCTGACGGGCGCTGGCTCTCCGCCTCGGCCATGGACGGCGGCGTGCGCACCAAGCACATCGAGCTCAACCTCGAACACTGGGACCTCATCCCGCTGCCCTGGGCGGACTATCGCCAGATCGCCCGTGTGTTCCGCGCCAACGCGGGGCAGGGCTACGACTTCTTCGGCCTGTTCGGCAGCCAGCTGCTACCGGTCGGCCTGCACAGCCGCCACCGCTGGTTCTGCAGCGAGTTCTGCGCCGCCGCGCTCGGCTTCCCCATGCCCCAGCGCTACAGCCCGGCTCAGCTGGGCGAAGTCGCCCAGCACATCAACACCCTCACGCCCAGCGGACAGTGGAATGAAACGCATGCATGACCGTCCCGAAATGGCCTGGCTCGCCACGTGGCTCCAGGAGAATTACCCGATCCTGTATGCAGCAGGCCTGTCGGCTGCCATCGCCGGCTCGCGGTTGATGCTCGGCGGCGGCTCGCTGCGCCGCATCGCCATCGAATCCGTCGTTTGCGGCCTGATCACCCTGGCCGCCAGCAATGGCCTGGCGCTGTTTGGCATCCCGCTGGATGCGGCCCCGTTCTTCGGCGGCATCATCGGCCTGGTCGGCGCCGAAGGCGTCCGCGCCGGCGCCAAGCGCCTATTTGAGCGCAAGGTGGAAAGCGTATGAGCGAACTCCTGATCATCGGCTCGCGCGGCCTCGCCGTGCGCAACCTGCAGGCCTCACTCACGCTGGCTGGCTTTGCTGTAGCCGTGGACGGCGACTTCGGCGAGCAGACCGAGCGCGCCGTGGCCGCCTACCAGCGCAAGGTTGGCCTGGTGGACGATGGCGTCGCGGGCCCGAAGACCCTGGCCGCGCTCCACGGCTACGACACCTCGCGCTACCTCAAACGGCAGGACCTCCAACAGGCCGCCGACCGCCTCGGCGTGCCGCTGGCCAGCGTAATGGCCGTCAATCAGGTGGAAAGCAGGGGAGAGGGCTTCGCCAGCAACGGCCGCCCGGTGATCCTGTTCGAACGGCACGTCATGCACGCCCGACTCCAGACCAATGGCCTGAGCGAGGCCGAGGCTGATGCACTGGCCGCCAAGCATCCCGCCCTGGTCAACCGCCAGCCCGGCGGCTACATCGGCGGTACCGCCGAGCATCAGCGTCTCGCCCAGGCGCAGCAGATCCACGCCGCCGCCGCGCTCGAGTCCGCCAGCTGGGGCCTGTTCCAGATCATGGGCTACCACTGGCAGCGCCTCGGCTACCACGACGCCCGGCACTTCGCCGACACCATGGCGCTCAGCGAGGCCGCCCAGCTCGACGCCTTCGTCACGTTCATCGAAACCGACACCGCGCTGCACAAGGCGCTCAAGGGCAGGAAGTGGGCCGAGTTCGCGCGCCGCTACAACGGCCCGAACTACGCCCGCAACCTCTACG